ACCGGATCATAAACTGTAACAGTCGTAGTTTTTCCATCTTTATCTTTCTGCTGCTCTTTATGGGATGGAAAGACAGTGTTATACCATGCTGCCACATCTGCATTTAAAATGTCATAAAGAGCATCATATGCAACCACATCACGGCACGTCCTGTCTGCCGTGGGCGTATCAGAATCAACCTTATATCGTCCGAACTGGAACGGGATATCTGCATGTCCACCAAGAGACATCTTTACTGTCATCCATCTGCCCTTCATTGGCAAAAATGTATTTGACACCGTAAATTTAATCATGGCAGCTTCACACGAACCAAACGTCAATTCCTGTTCTGAACACAAACTTTCGGTCAATTCGAATTTTTCTTGGTGTAGCTCTGTATTTGTGATATTGATTTTTCCATCATCAGATACGATGGATAACTGCTTATCGACCGTATCTTTTTTGAACAAGTCGCCATATTTATAATTAACCACCGTACACACCCCCTATGAAAGCAAGCCGAACTGAATTGTAACGAATTATTCCATCATATGTTCCGTATATCGTAGGCTGAAAATCTGCCATATAACCGTACTGCGTCACATAATCGTCATATTCCGGGATATACGCTGTGATATAGCAGGCTCTCCCTGTCGCATTTGTGAACTGACTTCGAATATTGTTTAAAACCTCACTAAAAGTCTTATTTGTCAGCATTGCCCGTGTCTCAAACTCCACTTTTAAAGCCTTTAATTCCACGGCATTTCTATGCAGATAACCGTTGGCATCCGTATAATCATCTAAATCCTGCATATTGACATATGGACTATATGATTCCGCTTTCATAAAAGACATTGGCACTGTGTAATTTCCAATCTTTAACAGCCATCCGCTGTACGCCATATTTCCACCACCTAACTGTTTGGGTTTGCGGCTGTCTCAAATGACAGTCGGTAAAATTTGTGCAAAAATAGCACCTACCACCAATTTGATAGATGCTACTTTATTTTCTTGATCTATTTTGTAATTACTTCGATATTGGGCGATTTAATCACAATTTTCTCCGGTGTATGAATTACTTCCGTGTTCCCATATGTAATCCTGATCTCTAATTTGTTCATAAAATTTCTCCTAAATTTCATACTCCGGGTATGTTACTTCCCAAGCATCCCTGTGATAAGTGTTTACCTCTCCATAATTTGCATCAAAAATCTTTTTCACGCCATATCCAAGTTCAATGCTCTTTTCTTTGAGTTTTCGCCAATTAAATGTTTTCCAGTCCACACCGTTCATTGCTGCAACACGCTTAATAGAATACCAGTCTTTGCTATAGTCAAGTTCCTGCTGCAGCTTTTCATTCTCCTGTTCTGCAATCTGCCTGCGCTCTACCTCGTCTGCATATGCTCGAAGTGCCGATGGAAAATCTTTCGGGACCTGTCCCCTCTCCATCTCGTTAAAACGCTTTACATATTTTGCTGTGAATAAGATACCTTTTTCTCCTGTAAACTTATTAGCAAGAAAATCACAACCAATCTTGGTAACTTCATAACACGGCATCTTCTTGTTTTGCCCTGTCAAATACGTTGATTTGATGAAATAATCGGTGACGGGAATTTTCCCTTTACCTAATGTCGGTATTATTCCGACCTGCCTTACACTACCGTCTGGGTTTGTTGTACCTTCCAACTTCTTCAATATTTCATAGTGTGGAAGTTCCATCATTTCAGCAATTTCAAGTGTTGTTATCGTGTTTGCATTGTTTTCAAATCCGATTTCATCTTTAGTTATAAGAGCTGTGTATGCCATATCTTATATCTCCTAAATTTCCGAGCCTTACATTTCGCAAGGCTCAATCTTAAAATTCACGTGCGTTAGGAACAAACCCTAACAGGAGTCGCACGCTATATATTTAGTAAGATTGTAATTTCCCGTGACGAAATACTGGAATAGCCCCAAATTTTCGGGGCTAAGCGGACAGGTAAGTTATATCTGCAAATTGTTCTATTCTATTTTTGCAATCCCTATAAATATCCTTGTAGTGCATACCCATTGACATATCAATTCTAATAGTCTGCAAAATAATGCTTTCCACAAGGGTTAGATTATTGAGATCTGAAACTGTGATATTGTCGCGATTTCCACCAATTACTGATTTTGCCAACTTGGTATATGTCACATACAGTTTATCTGAATGCGTACTTCCTTGTTCTTTGGCATAGTCTACAAGAAGTTTAATCACATCAGTTTCTTTCAGCCGATTTTCTTTATTAGCAATTCTTGTTTCGCCCCATAGTTTCGATTGCTTTTCAAGAATAAATCTGCGCATTGCATAAAACTGTCGAACCAACTCTTTCTTAAACTTCACAACTATTTTTGAATTTCTCAAAAGAGTTATAACAAATGTTGCTTGTTCCTCATTCAAATAATAAACTCTTTCAGGCTGCCCCCTTTTCCCCGATTTTAAATCGGAGAAATCAATATTGCCAAAGTCTAAAATATCTTTCTCATATTTCCTGATAATAGCAACAACAGATTCATGTTGGTTATTTGTTCCATCTGCAATCACTTTGCTGTTTGTAAAAACATCGTTTCCTTTGAGTTCCACCAATTCATACATACTCTTTTCCACCTTTCTTTCGCTACTGTCATTTGACAGGCAGGTTTAAATTTCATTTTTTTATTTTTCTTATGCAGTTTGAAATAAATAAAAAGACCACCAAAGACTGAATTTCTTCAATCTCTGACGGTCACGAATCCGCACCTATTCCTCATAGGCTTGCAGGACGTCCTAAATTCTTTAGGTCTTACCTGCGTGATTTTTAATTATTTTGTATTCTATACCATATGCCAAAATCTGTCAATCAAATTCCAACCTCTGCTGCATATTGGCATCGTCAATCTGTTCCTGCAAAAAATACGGCGTCTGATAGGCATTTATCACTTCCACTGCCTTGTCGCACTGGTTACGCTTGATGCTCTTGTAAGACCGAACACCAAAGTTGTATTTCAGATTGGCATACAGGTTGTTGTAAACCTTTTGGCGTAATCCACGATTGCTGTATGCGCTTGACTGTTTGCCGCCCATGATTGAAACGCCTTTCTTTCTGACAGCTTCCGTAATGCGGTCGGCTTCCACCGGAAGTATCGGCAAGTCCATCTTAAGGCTTTCCAAATCCGCCTTGATTTCGTCAACCTCTGCTTTCAGTTCCGTGTGCCCCTGTGCAAGCAATGCAATCTTCCCGTCCGTGGTTTGCGGCATCATGTATGTACCAGTCTTTCTGATGCTCGGTAAAACTTCATCAAATATCCATTTTTCCAATTTGTCAGCTTTATCTTTTATTTCTTTACTGTTACCCTGTTGACCAGCTTTAATAATCAATCGGTAAATATCTCCTTCCGGAATAAGAGGTTCTGCATATCCACCATTATTTTTAAAGCTATCCTCGACCAGGACACCCTTGCAATTATCCGAAACCGCCTTTCTTGGTCTTTTATACATAAGCATCGAAGCTATATCTACTCCAAAAAAGTATTCTTTTCCGTTTACTATAACCGTTCTCAAATCCCCTAAAATAGGATTGTTAAAAATCTGAATATCGTTCATCAGTAAATCCCCCATTTCTGCTTAAATGAAATAATTGTGTTCAAAATAAACTGCAAAAATTTTTCGTCCTGTATGCTCTGGATTTCCGTTATCAGCTGTTCTTTCATCTTGCACCGCCTTTCTTTACAAGGCGGTAAATACCGTCGTGATCTATTACGTCCTGATCATTCAAATCTGCCATAAATATTACAACGCCGCGCAACAATTTTTCGTTATCACATTGGATTGCAAGCCGAGAAAGCAACGATCTGTACTGCTCAATTTGGCTCGGTAAATAAGTTCCATCCTTTTTTATGATTTCATTTCTGAAAATGTCCTTAAGAATTTCGCTGGCAATATCAACCTCATCGGATTCGTTCGGCAGTCCGAGCAAATTCATGGCTGATGTTACCACTTTGCGAAAACCAATCGGAGAAAAATTATCAATGTCCGTCTCGGTACTCCAACCACGGTTATACTTCATCCTCTCGATTTCCACAACATGATTCACTTTCTCCATCAGCGCGTCACTATTAAGTATCGTTCTTACAATTTCTTCAATGCTTCTCATAGATTTTACCTTCCTTTCGTTTGCTGTTTGACAACCATTCCAAAAAGCGGTATAATCCATGTATCAACCGCTTTTGGTGGCTGTGTTGAATAAAGCGTTTAACTTGTCTAGGGTTGGAACGCTTTATTTTTTGTTGATTTCTTCTTTCACTTTTCTAATCCCCATGTTGATAACATCCGTTCTGCTTGTTTTTAACTTATCCGCACAATATTGCAAATCCTCTGCTTCTGCTTTTGTAAGTCTCAAATCAAGCCTAACATTTTTAGGATTATCAGTAAGTTTCTGTCCTTTTTTTAATGGAGACACATAATCACTTCCTCTCTTTTTGATTGCACGTGCAATCTTTATGCCTTAATAATATATGTACGTGCAAAGAAAGTCAATACTATTTTGAAATATTTTTCAAAAAAAGAAGCGCATCTCTGCGCTTCCTCTTATATTTTCTGTATTGTTGCATTTTCCACCAATAAGTAATTACCATCTTCCATTAGCGATAAATGATAATCTTCTTCAAAGTATTCATAGGTTAATTCCATTTCCTCTTCTTTAAAATCTTTATAGCTTTTGTAAAGAGTAACGCAACCTTTTTGACCGTTTTTTGCAGTAAAAACATAACCGCCCAATGGTAAATCTCTACCAACAAGATATCCTCCAGATGGATAAATCCCTTTTTCTTTGTCGTACATACATTCTTCTCCTTTAGTTTATTATTCTATTTATCTGCTCTTCCAGTAAAATATACCTCTGCATAATCGTATTTTCCATAACAATCAAGCTGCCCCGAAATAGTTTTCCCTGGTTTAATCTCACTGTCTGAATCTGTAATATATGTGCTGTTGTAATTTACCACATTATTACTACTGTCAAAAAATATTGCATACGCGCTTACAAAAAGCGCCGGATTTGTGCTGTTATTGGTCACGGATACAGTAACGTTTTCATCATTAAATGTCTGTTCAACGGATAAATCATTTACAACCGGTTTATAATATGGGTTTTCGTCATAATCTAATGTGTAATCCACCTTGTCAATTCCGGACACACTATCAAAATAGAAAACGCCAATAGATGTTTCCCCTGCTCCCAATACATCAATGCTCATGTCGGCGGCTCCTATTGAATTCCCACTTGAATCTTTGGCTATAGCGTTCCCAGAAATTGCGACATTCGTGTTTGAATTATTTGTTACAATCAAAAAATCTAATGTGTCTCCTATTGTGTTTTCGTACAGATACTCTTTTACCAAAAAATCAGAATCAGAAACTTCTTCTCTTGTCGCTTCCTTGTTATCTACCGTACTAATAGAAGAAACTTTTTTATTTTGCTCGGTAGAATCAGCAACTGCATCGTTGTTTTCTCCGTTTCCGCCAAATGTGGCAATCAACAGGATTATAACTATAACCACCGCAACAAACCACTTTGTTGCCCCACCCTGCTTTTTTTTGCAATTAGGGCAAATTTTTGCTTTAGCTGGAATCTCCGTCTGACAGTATTTGCATAATTTTGTTTCACTTTTTTCATTCATAGCTTTTCCTCCCACCACTTGTAATAAAATGATTCTACCACAAGCGGCGGTATTTGTCACTAGAAACTATATGCTTCTCTGCCCGTTCTATTAAAATATTCTCTTGCGTATTTTCTAGCACTTCTTCCTATCTGGTCTTGTGTCACACCAAATTCTTTTTCGAGGATTCCTTGCAATAACTGATTTTGCTGTTTAAGTAACGCAATTTCCTGCTGTGACGTACTGTATACAGCATCACGAATACCTGTGATCTCCTGCCCCCCAGCAACTGCTGTCTTTCCTCCAACTGTTCCAAGGATTTCCGGTACGCCGTTTTCTCCTGCCATAAACATGCTGTACTGTTTTGGAAAACCTCCTGCGGCGAACGTTGGGATTTTTCCAAGGTTAATATTGCCAGCTTGAATTATTTCTTTTCCACCAATATTTACAGAATCCCATGAAAAAGACAGTTTTGAATTAAGCCACGTTGCAAAATTATTCCATACCTGCTTAATTCCTGCAACAGCATTATCAAATGCCTGCTTCAATCCGTCAGAAATGCCACTGAATGTCCAATTATCTTTTGTAAAATACGGTTCTACATGATTTGTCCACCAAGAACCAATTCCAGATGTACTCCACCAGTTACTAAATTCGCCCCATTTTTCAGAAAGACCTTTTTTCATTCCGTCTCCCTGCTCATCCCATCTTTTTTTTGTAAACCATGGCTTCACATGATTTTCCCACCAATTATATATTCCGGTATTCTGCCACCAATCGGAAAACTCATCCCATTTAGCAGATAATCCCTCTTTTATTCCATTTCCTACTTCCATCCAATTTTCTTTTGTGAACCACGGGAAAATATTCTCCTGAATGTAAGTTAAGGCTTCATTCCACTTTTCTTCTATTTTACCTTTTATTTCTCCTATTTCTGTCTGTATTGAGAGCTTTTTTTCTCCCCAATATTCCTTTACATTTTCCCACCATGAAGAAATATCATTTTGAGTAGTTGTCAATTTATTATGAACTGGAAGTTCTACATTCAATCCCCACCATTCTTCGACATTATCTTTGAACTCGGAAATCTTCTCTTGTAAATTTGGAAGAACAACATCTGCTCGTAAATCTACATCATCTAATCCATTTATATTCTTCCATTCATCTATCCACGCCTTTAGATTAAAGCTGTCAGGTACATTTAATTTATTAGGCATATTATCATTGAACTCATTTAATGCTTTTTGGAAATCATCTAATGATTTGTAATCTTCCTTTTTAGGCAGATTTTTGACAAATTCATCAACATTCATTCCATTTCCAATGCCTAATTTTTCCATCACAGTATCATGGCTCAAAGCTCCACCGCCATATGCATTAATCCATTCAAACGGATTAAGAAGTTGTTTGAAACTTTCCTGAAGATATTGCAGAAAACCGCCTTTTTCATACGCTTTTTCTAAATTATTAGCATCTTTTTTTATGCTATCTTTTCCAACCGTAAAAGATAACGTTGCCACTACTACAGCAAGTGAAATAGGAATTGCATAAGAGAGCAATGATTTTACCGCCGTTAAACCAAAAGCAGCTGTGAATTTCGCTCCTATTAATTTCCCAATAGTCTCCTTGAGAAGTTTCCCTGTTAACAGTTTGCCTGCAAGTTTCAAAGCAAATGCTCCAAGAAGAATTTCAACTGTCTCAATATCAATGTTTGAAAGAAAATCTTTTACGCCTTTCCAAACATCAGACCACTTGATATTTTCTATCATGGTCTTAATTGTCTTGTAAACTCCCTGTACCCAAGTATTTATATCTTCTGCAAGTGCTTTAAAATCAAATGTTTTGAAGAATTTATTTATTCCCTCTGCCAGCGATTTTCCAAAGTTTGACCAGTCAAATGTCTGGCCAAAGGAAAGTGTGGCATAAATTGCCGTATTCAGTGCCCCGGCAATCGTTTTTCCTACATTTCCAAACAGTCTCGGATTAATAAGGCCATTAAGAAAGTCTGCTAAACCTTTACCGAAGTTTCTTGCCTTGGAATAAATCTTATCCCAGTTAATAGACTCCATTGCTTTTGATAAGGCATCACTGATGTATTTTCCAAGTTGTTTCAGATTTTTAATATCACTTTCGTAATTTTTGAAAATGGTATCAGTCTTGACAAGTTTACCGCCACTGGCACCGCCTGATGCGCCACCACCGCCGGAACCGCCCGAACCTTTTTTGCCAGAACCATCATTTGTGGTAATCGGTTTCAATTCATCAAACTGACGGACGCCCTTATTCATCTTGTCGATGTTCTTTGCCGCCTGTCCGGTATTGTCAGCAACATCGCCTGCGCTCTCTGCCGCATCTGAAAAACTATCTGCAAGACCTGCACCGGAATCCTCATATTTCCATCCGAAGATTGCGCCTAAAGCGTTTGTAACCTTTGTAACAAAGCTGATAACAACCAGTAAAACGGAATTGAGTGCTTTTACGAATGGTTTGAAAGCATTGATTAATGCCCCACCAATAACACTGCCAAGCTGTTCGAACGACTGTTTTAAAATTCTGATCTGGTTCGCCCACGAATCAGCAGTACGCGCAAAGTCTCCCTGTGCTGTCTGCGTATTGGCAAGGACGTACTGATACCGGAGCATTGCCTTTTCAGCCTGTGACATAGACTCGATATCAGAATCTAATCCCTGTTTCATCGCCCACTCTTTAAGGGTTGCCTGTGTAAGATCAAGACCGTAATCTCTTAATGGACGTGTCTGTCCGGTAAATATTGCAGCTAAATCCTGCGACACAACATCCTGATCTATGTTATACAGAGATGCCATATCAGCAGTTAATTTTGTTAAATTCAAAGACACATCAGCCATGGAATCAGACAAACCAATATAGCCATCTGTCTGCTTATTCAAAAACTCATTAGCTTTCTTTATCAAACTACTGTCAATTCCCATGGCTGTTCCCATTGCTTGGAATCGGCTTGCCGTCTGTTTCAATGTCAGTTCTGACATACCGAACTGACGTATAGAGTCCTGTGCAAAGTCATTGACTTTTTTTGACATGTCACCAAAAGTAACATCAACAACGTTCTGAACCTCTGTTAATGCGGATGATATGTCGATTGCATTTTTTATTCCTCTTATCGCTCCGTACAGACCAAGATAAATCCCCATAGAGGACAAAATCTGTCTTGTGAATGACTTGAGTCCGATCAATGCTTTTCCTGTGGATGTCTTAAATCCAAGGAAAGAACCGGAAAGATTACTGATGCTGTTATTTAATCCAGTAATCGCACCGCCAGATCTGTTTGAAAGATTTCCAAGTGCCTGTGTCATTTGTAAAATATTTGCGCTTACATTTGGTGCTTTTGAGAGTGTCTCAAACAGATATTTAAGGTTGTCAGCAAGCAAAGGTATATTTGTTACTGCACGTCCGCTTGCAACGCTTCCAAGCCTTGATATGGCTGTTACAAGGTTGCTCATATTGGTCATATCAAAATTCAATGCACCTATCTTGTTCATCTGGCGTACAAAGTTTTGTAACTGCGCAGATAAAGCCGGCAGATTCTTTGTCGCCTGTGTAGATGCCTTGCCACCAATTTTTGACAGTGCCGACACCATGCTTGTGAGTCCGCTTGTATCAACAGCTTTAACACTTGCTATTCCAGATGCAAGATCTCTCACAGCAGAAGATATTCCGTGGATAGAATTTGCATCAACACCAGAAAATTTATTGAGTGCCCGCACCATTGATGTGATTTCCGAAGATTTACCACCTTTGAACCCGGTAGCTGCATCGGAAATGCTTCTGATTCCGCTTGCAATATTTGAAAGTTTTGCAGTGTCAAACGATATGCTTTCCCGGAGCCTATTCATGCTGTTTACAAGGCTTTCTATGGAATTACTTGCTTTTGCAGAGTCAGCTTTGATTTTTATTTGTAATTCATCAATGTCTGCCATATATGCACCAACTTTCTATGCAAAATAAAAAGACGGTAGGCTGTGACACCTTACCGTCCTTGATCTACTCTTTTAATTTTTCTCTTGTAACCGGTCCGCATTTCTTATCTACTGTAATTCCGACTTTTTTCTGGAATGTTCCAATACCGGTCGCCGTATCATTTCCAAGAATACCGTCCACATTACTGTTTCCCTTTTTATCTTTTTCATCCAGGCATCCGTGATAAATAAGCTCCGTCTGAAGCCATCTCACATCATCCCCTCTCATGCAAGGGAATTTTTTCTTTAAAATCCTTGCAGGTTCCGGGTATGGGTTTAAATGATCTTTTACATTTTTTCTAGGGTTTCCGCTTGTCACAATCGCTGTATGACCTTTTGTTTTTGTGACAAGAACATCTCCATTGTAAAGAACCATTCCTGCCGCATAACCTCCAATGTCATCAAACATGCCACTAGAAAGAAGTACAGATTTTTCATTTGCTGTGGTGAAATTTCCAACATCTTTTCCAGTTGCATGAATAATGCATGCACGTACCGTTGTGCCGCAATCTGCTTCTGTTTTTACTTTTGAATTAATACCATATTTGACAATTCCAAGCCGGTGTCCCTGACAGTAGCCAATATTATCATTATTGCACGCTGTAATCATTGATTCTGCCAGTTTATCCGCCATATCTTTTGTTTTTGGCCTTAACACATACCATCCTTTTTTATGAACATAAAAGTTTTGCATACTTACTTCTGTTCCGGTCTGATCTCCCGGTCTCCCACCGGTCAATTTCCCATTTTCATCATGTCTTGCAGATCCAATTCTCATATTTATACCTCCAAGTTCTTTTCTGGTTTTTGGTGGCTCAACTCATAGTTTGACTGCATGACTTTAAGTTTTGCCACAAATAGCTCTCTCTGTTTCTTTATTTCTTCTTCCGTCATTTCTGAATCATCTTTCCCTTGTTGCTCATTGATTGGTTTTTTAATATACTTTGATTTTGCTTTTCGTCCGGCAAGGCAATGTTCTACTGCCACCGATACCGCAGACAATCCGTATGTTCCAAACCACATCCACATCTCATTGTCTCTTTGCTTTTTATCTAAGTTGTAAGCATCCGCATAAGGCTGTAAATCAGCCGGGCAGGACGTGTCTATGTCACGCACGGTAAATCCATACCCTTTTGTAACTAAAAGCCAGAATGGGCGGATTTCCGCACAATATGTTCCCCATGTAAGTTCTCTCTGTTCTTCTACTTTTTCCTCGGAGTTTTCTTCTCCGCTTCTTTCTGATCTGCTTTGAGCAGTTTTGATAAAAAACCGTTTTCAAGCAGCTCCGCTAAAAGTGCATTGTAAAGTACCTGAACATCTGCATCTTCTCCGTCAAAGTAATCATCCAGCATGGCATATACTTTTCCAAGCTGCTGTTCCTTTTCTCCCTCATTGTCCGGATTGTATCCAAGTTCCTCTTTGTGAAACTTCTGCGCGCCTACAAGGATTAACTCTGGAAGAAATAAAAGGATTTCGTCAACCGCTTCGATATCTTCCATCTGGTCTAATTTTGCTACTTTCTTGATAATTCCGCTTTTCACGGTTGCTTCATATCCAAACTTGATCTGTAATTCTTTCTCGCCAAATTTTAATTTTGTCATTTTCTTTCCCTTTCTCCCTCTCATATAGGGAAAGGGCAGTCCGAAGACCGCCCTGTTCTTTTAAATTGTTTCTTCAAGCTCTGGCTCGGTTGTCTGGTTATCGTCAGCCGATCCAACCGAACTATTCGACTGACGTGTTATTCCCCCGGTGTAAAAGCTACAGCGGTGTCCATGCCCTTGTATTCTTCAATGGTAAGATTCATTTCAACCGTCAAAAGTTCGTTCTGACCAATCTCCGGCTGTGGAATCTGCTCTGGCGGCTGAGCCACAACAAAAAACGCGTCGGTAAATCCCGGGATAATAGTTTCAAACCACATTCTTTTCCCGCCGGAAAGCGCCTTATACGCCGTGATAAGTGCTTCCCACTCTTCCTTTGTGGCATCCGTAAGGTTTACCGTGATAGGGAAAGAGCCACCGGTATCTGCGCGACCCTTTACATATCTGGTAATAGCATCTTCTAATGCAGATGCGTCAATCTGTTCCGGCTCAATGTTGATACCGCCGATTGCGTTAATTCTTGTAAGCTGTTTAAACGATGTAGGCTTTGTTCCGGCTGTGGTTTCTGTTCCATAGCCAAACGTAATGCCTAACGTAGACAATCCTGCTTCTGCCATTTTTACCTCTCTTTCTACCGCCAAATAATGCGGTTATCGGGCGCATCTTTTTGCACCCGGTGCATAAAAAATAGAGCCTTTCGGCTCTTTTACATCAATCTGTCGTTGGCTCCGATTATCCGCCGGAACCTTGCAACGCTTCTAAATTTTTTCTCACTGTCATTTTTAAACTCCGGCATTGCTGTGATTTGAAATCGCATCTGTTTAAAGGCATCAGCTAAAATAGCCATAATCCCTTTTGCATCGCTCTGCTTTGTGTTTGTAATGACGTCAACCTGTATTGTTTCCTGCACCGCATTTACGGATGTGCCCTCTAAATCTGCCCCACGTTCAAGCCCCGGCATCTCGTGAATGTAAATGGTCGGGAAAACAGGGTCTTTATCAAGGTTCTTTTCAACCGTTGTAAATGCAGTGTCAAAATTCATGCTTTTGTATTTTTTCTTGAGTTTTGGTTTGGCTATCGTTGCAACATTGGAGAAAATGTTTATTTCAAGGTCAAATACCCACTGGTTTCCTGCCATTATCCAAACACCTCCTTCGCTGTCTGTGTAACAATCTGCCGCAACTCATTTGCGGTCAGATACATGAATGGTCGGCTTGGCATTCCCTCTGTAAACCACCAATCGCCATTGTCGTCCTGATAAAACCATCCATATCTTCCATCTGAAATCTGATGGATAGTTTTTCCACTTGCATACTGCCACGAGACACCTTTCGGCAGTTTCCCAGGATAAGGACTTTGCTGTCCCACAATTCCGGTTCCAAACTCAACAAATGCGGCGTGGTCTGTACCGGCTATTACCGCCCATATCCCGCCGCCCTTAGTGCTTCCTTCATATTCCGCGTGAACACTTGAAATCAGTTCCGATGTAAATATTGCGTCAAGGTCAGCAATTTGCACTCTGGCAATCTCTACGCCCTTTTCCGCGAGTTTTTCTGCCAATAGCTGGCATTTATATGTCAAGCTGTTTTTATAGGCTCTAAGCTCTCGTATGGCGTTCTGAATAGACTTTTCAGACAGGCTCATTGTGATTACTTTCTTCCCCATGCCACACCTACTTCACATTTTTTTGTAACAAGAACAAATCAACCGTCAATCCCTCGTCTGCGACACCTTTTACGATGTAATCAGCCGAATTTTCGTCAACGATTGTATTCTCTTCATCTTTGTACTTTACGTCTGATCGTTTCCATACCAAAGATCCGACGCTCAATGGAAGCTTTCCTTTGTCTTCTACGATCTGAACAAAATTTGTAGAGTTATCTACGCCAAATTCTTTTATAAGTGCTTCGCTCAACTTATTGCTGATCGAAGAATAAAAAACCACAGGCTTTTCATAACCTGTGGTATACTCTCCGGTTGTCTTCGGTATCTTGTTCCCGTCATCATCAAGGTAATAAATTACATTACCATCAGAATCCGTGTACGAAGAATATTCGATGTTACCATCATCATCCGTCACATATACCGGCACCTTGCCGCTTTGCTGCGAATAACTCATTTTTTGCTTATTGATCTCAAGCATTTCACTTCACATCCTTGCCGAACCGTTTCCACAGCTCAGAAAGCTTTTCCCATCCATACATTGCGACAAACGCAACAATAAATCCTGCAATAATAGCTGCCAAGATCATATACCATAAAATTGATGTCTGGATGTACTGCATGTATGCCACAAACGCAGCGACCGTGATTCCGATAGAAAGAACAAATACCAAAATGTCCGTTGGAATCTTAGAAAATACGCCTACACCTTTGATTACCTGTGTTACCACAGACACAACAAATGCCAGCGCACCAATGATTGCCAGAATAATTGTCATATTTGCAATTACAGACTGTATAATATCCATGATTAAACCTCCTTTTCATCATTAAGACGGGTTTCTATCCCGTCAATTCTGTGATGCGCCGATTTCACACTTTCTTCAACCTTTATAATTCTGTTGTCGTGAGAATTTATTTCTTTTCTCATCTCCGAAACTTCATTCTTGATCTCGGTTGTGTTGTTTGAAATGGCATCCAACTTCATGTTAATGCGTGTGTTCTCCCGCACGCGCTCTTCAAGATCCGTGTTGTCTGTCCTTTTGTTGCTCTTCAAGCCCATAAAGACGGAAAAACCAAGCGACAGCACGCTTATAATGATTGCTGTTGATATTTCAATCGTCAAATCATATACCGCCTTTCATTTTTATGGCACACCGCCCACCACCGCTCAATGTGTGCCGCCTGCTACGTTTTGTCGACGTCGACAAAACGTAACGCACAATCTTCTAAAAAACTGATAATTGCTTTGCAAAAAACAGATTCCTTTTCTACTCATGGCAGATAGGTCACAAAGATTTTACAAACGGGAATACCCCTACGAACAAGCTTTCCCTGTCTTTCCAGCTACGGCTTACGCCGTTTTCTGAATAACTTGCCATATATGCTTCTCCTGCCTGTGAATGGTCGTACACGGATAAATTGACGATTACATCCTCAAACTGTTTCAAGTCTTCGGATATTTTTTCATCCGTGTAGCTTTTCGGGTAATTCCGCTTGCTTACCACTTCATTTCTTGCCTGCTTGATAAGCTGTTCAATGTAAGGATTATCTTCTTTCTGGTCGAACACGACAACATCAGAAGTTACACCATCTTCATCCGTAACGGTTTCAATATGAAATTGTTTCAGTCTGATTTTGACCTGCTCTAATGTTGTATATTCGTCCATTCTTCCCTACCTATAATCCGAACTGCTCGATCAAAATGCGTTTCAGTTCCGCTCCACTGATTTCTTCTGCACCCTCGATCCCATGTTCAGCGGCAAGTGCCTGTAAATCAGCAGTGCTCATTCTGTTAATCTCTGTCTTGGTGTACTCGCCAGAAGATTTCTCTCCCGGAACAATGTCCGGGATTTCATCTCCTGCTTTATACCATCTTCCATTGCGCTTTACCGTGTATTCAGCAATCATACCGCACCTCCTACGCAACTTTCATAACAACAACGCTGTCCATGCCCTCAAAAGTAGGCAATCCGATCATTGACACAACGCAATGAGTGTTGATTGGATGATTTGTTGCGTATGTATATACCGAAATGCCGGTTTCTACAATAGAAAGGTTTCCGTCTGTTAAACTTCCGCTTCTCTCTTCCGGTGTCTTTCCAAAGACATAATCTCCAAGGTACACGCCGGATGCCTGCGCTGAAATAACTCCTGTAGGAATAAAATATTTGGTAGCACCGTCTGCAGGGTCGATGTAAAGTTTGTCGTAAACTTCAATCTCGATGCCGTATCCTCTAAGATACTCTGTAACCTGCCCCTGCTGTAAGCGAATACCGCCATTGTAAGCAGTAATTCCAAGCACCTGTTTCTTTGTGTCCTCCGCCTTAAGGACCATTTCCCATGTTTCTGTATTCATGCTAAAGCGTGCAAGGGAATATCCTGTTTTCTTTGCAAACTCACGTTTAATCTCGATAAGGTCGTCAAGTGGCGTTGCTGTTTCTGGTGCAGACCATTTATCGGTATCGCTTCTGGAAATATCCTTGTAATGGTCTCTCTTGTGCGCCACTCCATTGTCCGAAGTATAATCCACGTAGTAGCTCTTTCCGCCAATTGTTACCTGTACTCTTGGAATACCATCAGATGGTGCTAATAACTGCCAAATCTGGCGTTCCGGCACTACTCTTGCCCCCTCAATAAGCATCATCGGTTTTTTGCTGATTTCTCTAAGCACCTGGTTTGCCATGTTTGAATTTTCTGCCGACTGGTAATTTGCATACTCCTGCTCTTCACGCTCTGTTACCATGTAAGATTCACGGTAGAACGGCATCTCGTTCTGAATGTCAGAAAATCCACCGACGTCTCTTAGCTCTGCCTGTGCATCAAAATTGGATGCCTTTAATGATACCGGAAGACCGTTTTTCCCTTTGATAAATCTAAGTTCAAGGCTGTCCTGTTTTCTGATTCCAAATTTCTGTCTACCTAAGTAAGGCGCAGAACCAAGCGTTTTTTCATAATTATTCCACATAACCCCAAGACTTCTTGCGGTAAATGCTTCTGCTAATGGTAATGCCATTCTCTAATACCTCCATTTCTTAATCAAAAAAAGTGACACGCGGTGTTGCTGCTTTTGCAGTTGCTTCTACGGTCACTCCATTTGCCGTTACCTTTGCGCTGTCAATAGAACCCTGATATACATAAGTTCCAGGCGCATCTCCCATTGTTACGTCAACATCTTCCAGAAGATACCCTTTGCAAGATTCGTCATTGCTTGGGAACGGTGTCCCTGCCTTTGCAATCTTCTTTCCGTTTGCATCGGCACTTGTTACCATTGCCTGCGGAACGATGCACGCCGCACCCTCATAAGGAAAGAATTTTAAAATTCCTTTACTCTGTGTAAAGTCTCTTTCAATTGGTTTTCCCATAATTTACCTCCTATAAAACATAATGGTCTTTGGCTTCTGCACTTTCTGCAGGTTTGCCAAAACTGATTTTTTCTGCGTTCTCTACGTCCGCAGTTTTTTTATTTTCTCCACCTGCAGTACCGCCGCCCGGATTTTCAGAATTATTTGCAATCTCCTGTTCCTTTGCCTGCGCTGCCGCGGTTTCCTTTTCGGCTGTAATCTTTCCAAGAGCGTCATAATCAAGGCTTCCATTATCCTTGACAACGGATTTTGCCTGCTCTGCATTGATTTTTAACTTTTCCATCAATGCTTCGCGCTGGTCTCTAATGGCGTTTTTCTTCTGCATATCTGCAATCTGCTGATTTGCTGTCTCTAACGCCTTGTTTGCTTTTTCAAGTTCCGTGAGGTTTCCTGCTTCCATTTCATCCAGCTTTTTCTGCAACTCATCTGCGCTGTCTGCCTTTGCCTTAAGCTCTGCTGCTTTTGCCTGTTCTCTCTGTACGGCACTGCCGTAATCAGCAATGATTTTTTCAACATTTTCCTCACTGATACCCATTGCAATTAACTCTTCTCTTTTCATTGATTACCTCCGATATGTCTTTACGAATTTTTGCGGTGCAACGACACCGAATGACACTGTTGATTTTTACGCTCACAACTTTGCGAATTTTTATAAAATAAAAACAGCCACCGATTACTCGGTAGCTGTCTTATTTTGCTGTTTATTTAATTGATTTACAATTTCCTGTGCTTTTTGTTCCTGCTCTTCTGCATCATCAATGGTTTTCCACAACACATCTATATATGGCTTAGACAAGAGGAATGTCTTTTCAGCATCTCCCCAAAGGCCCACCGTTTTAATGGCAATAAGAGGATGTATGCCGCACTCTAAAAGCTGATATAGTGTTTGCGACTTTGTATACATATTGTCTTGAGGGCTATGATTAATTTGCACATCAAAATCCCTCATTGACAATTTCAAATCATTTTCCTTAACACGTATTACATTTAAGACAACTTTTGCAAGTCTCTTCTCTGCCGATTTCACAATTGGGTCTTTTAATTTTGCTCTTGTCTTTGAAAAATCCCATCCAGCCCTTAATGATACTGCTCCTTGTGTATCTCCTCCAGAGTTTTGTGACTCTCTGTTTGGTATTGCTAATATTGCCAAGGCATTGTCCCAAAGATCATCTTTTGCCACCTGGCACTGACTCTGGTTAAGTTCCTGCGTCATGATCTCAACATCGGCTTTGTTATCCTTGTTATTGGACTTTACCGTCAAAGCATGGCTCATTTTCATCTCTTCAAACGTTTTTTGGTCGATTTCACAGTTCACAAACTTAACCCAGTACTGAACAAACTGCTCAATTCCATCCATTCTGTTTGACTGCATATTGTTTATGGCATCCAAAATACCTATGACAAGCTCAATATCAGAAATTCTCTCATGATTATTTGGAAACTCAACAATAGGTATACTTCCAAATGCATGCAATTTCCATTCAGAAACTACTCCATTTTGAATTTTGCATGAATAATTGTCTGTATAGCACAGTTTGTACCATCTTCCATCTTCGTCCTTAAGCTCCTGTACGGCAATCACCGGTTCTTCCGTACTCCGATTATAAATAACACAAGTATTCATCGGAGTAGGGGCAACAATCTGAAATGGTATTTCTCCATTTGAAAATCTCACAGCCTTAAAAGATGTTCCAGTTGCTGACTGCCACTCTCCTGCTTTAATGTCTTTTTCCTGTTTATTCGCATCCACAAGATAGTCATTCAGCGCATCCACTGCCCGATTAATTTCATCATCATCTTTTCGACTGATAAACTGTATTGGCTCGCCATATGTCTGTCCTACTTTGAACTGAACAATCTCATACGCATGATTTTCTACTATTTTGTTTGTAATATCAGCATTTTGCACCTTTACACGGTATAAAACAGGCTGGTCACCTTTGTAATATCGCCAAAGATATTCTATGATGGTTTTGTTGTAATAAAAATTTCCGATGCAGTCTCCCACCACATTGACAATATTATCTGCTGTGATGGTTTCAACATCTGTATATAAAATTTTTCTACCATAACAGCCTTTAACAAGGTCTTGGAGAGATTTATCATTTCTCATACTTTTCTCCTAAATAAACGTCATTCCGCTGGATGTTGACCGGGCCGGAAGAGATTTTAATTTTGTTTTTCCGTTATCTGGATAAAAAACGACTTTTTTGTGACACTTTCTGCATTCAACAGCAATATTCATTGTAGATTTTCCATCATGTATTGCTACTTTTCTTCCGCACTGCGGACAATATATTGTTTTTGGTATATATACCATAAGGTCCTCTTTTCTTTGCAAAAGAAAAAGCACCGGAGATTTTTCTTCGATGCTTTTTTCAAGTTGGGGAGGGTAAAGTGTTCAACTATTTGTTGACTTCTTCGATTATAACTATATCAGAAAAAAACCGGACATATCGGACAACTTTACTCTTTCATAAATCTATCAAACGCTTTTCTCACGCTGTCTTCTGTGTTATTGCCTCCTATTTGGTCGGCAACCTTATTCCAAGATTGATTTTCTAAAAATCTAAGGTTAATTATTCTTCTAATTCTGCTATCATCAACGCTTGCAATAAATTCTTCAACCTCATTGGTTTTTTCCAGCAAATCATCTTCAAGCAACTGCAACGTGGCTTTTCTAGCATAAAGAAGTGTTTTCTTTCTGCTGTACTCTGGAAAAGGTATACCCTCAATCTTAAAATGCTGTTTACCGCCATCGCCGCCGCTAACAGAATCTATAACCATTTCTCCGGCTTCGATTTTACTTATATCTTTTTCAAGCCGTTCTATCTTTAATCTTACTTCTTTCACCTCTTCTTGCAGGTCTGAATATTGTGATAAAACTTCCTTTGTTACCATAAGATATTAATACCTCCTGAATGGGTTTTGCGCTGCTTCAACTCTTGCTATTCTTTTATTTCCATAAATCATGTCACATAATTGTGCCGTAGAGTCTATCCCGTCATCATGCTTCATTTTCCCTTCAAAAGTAGCAGACAAAATATTTTGAAAATACTTTCTGTACTCTTTTGTTTGATATTTCATGTCCACAAAATGAAGTTTTCGTATGTCTGGAGCATGATTTTTGATTCTATCCATTTTTGCAGTCTGATTGTCTGCCGGATCATGACTTGTGTTAATAGGGTATCCGTCTTTTTCCCATATTTTTTCACAGTCTGTGCGGTATGCTGATGTTGTCTTTGTTTCCTCAAAATGGACTTCTGCTGTCTTATTATTAAATTTATCTAAATGTCTTTCCATTCGTGAAGTAACTTCCGGTATGGTAATTTCCTTATCACCGTCATTGTAGACAACATCAGTAATATAATGTTCTCCGTCAATCTCATAGCAGATAGGCATTGATACAAAATCACCGCCACCATAAGCAGGGTCATTAGCTGCAAATATCCTATCAGGTCTTATTCCTTCAAGTTCTGCCGGATTAAAGAAATTCATAATATCGACATTGAACATCTGACCCTTTCTTTCAATAGGCTCCTGTTGATACTGTGCAAACCATGATGCCATATCGTCATTGTTTTCAAAAGATGCCATACGTCTTTTGTAATCAAGAGTTGTATATCCCAAATGATACGGATAATCAAAATTGCTTTCTCCGTTTTCATTTAGAGCAGGAATAATAACCTCTCTGTGCCGTATGCCTTTGTATTCAGGATCATTTTGTAATAGGTCTAAACGTCTACCTTGAACGTCCTTTTTCGCCCAACGTGTTCCTATCCCCAACAATTTAGCCTTTCCAGGCTTAATTCTCGGCATAAAGTTGTTGTCGAATTTTCCCCATACAGTATTTTGCCTGTCTTCACTCAATGCTTCATCAATACCGCTGAATAAGTCATCATAAACTCCAAGCCCGTCACAGTCACAAGCACCATTCAATGTTCCGTAAATGCTTCGCATTGTAAATGTTGGGTATGTTTTTTTACGTATAAGGTCTACTGTCAAATCTTTTCCGTCAGTAACCAACTTTTTCTCTACTATATTTGGATATATTTCAGCATACGTGTATGTCGGGTCCGTAATCATTTCTATGATACCGTCATAGTAACCACCAGTAATTTTGTCTGAATATGCCGAATACAGATTAGATCGCTCTGGCCTGTTAGAACCAAACCACAGATTTCCCATTTTGACTATTTGTGTCTTGCCGATTCGTCCAGGGCAAAATACCATTCCTTCGTCCAGCACATCATCGTACAGATCTTGAATAAGCTGTGCTACCTGCCGTAATGGATTTATTCTCGGCTGATAAAATCTCTCTTCTACCGGTCTATTCTTTTCCATGTATAGCATGAAACTTTCAAATCGGTAATGTGCTTCAATCAGAAGAATTTTGTAATAGTCATCAACAAGGGTGTATTTTTCTTCATGTTGTTGGCTGTATTTTTCAAGGTCAAGTATTCTACCGCCTGTCCTACCCATGCAAAAACGCTCTACAATGCCCTTAGAACGGCTTGTAAGTTGTAATCCATACTGAATATCCTTTTCTGTATTTATTGCCACTCCTGCCGCTTCTATGTACGCGTCAATGACCTGTTCATCTATTCCATGTGTATTTATGTAATTTTCATATCCATTTACTGTGGAAATTAGGCTTGAACTTGCCAAAAGAAAAGCACCTCCGCAAAAAAGCAGAAGTGCCTTAAGACCTCTGCCAATAATTTTTGTTGGTTAGCGACTAACTCCGTTTGTTAGCCGGTAATAATTTTTAAATTCTTGCTGTACAGTGTTCTGCCTCAAATTCCTTGTTTTCTCCGTTATAAATTGTGACTCCATTCTTGTCCGTCTTGTATCTATCAAACACACATACAGTATTTATGCCATTTCCAACACAGTCTGCATGAAAGTCTATGTTGTATACCTTTTTCTGCCATTTTCCGTTAGCATAAATCTTTGTGTAACCGCCTTTTCTAGTTTTGATTATAATTTTTGAACGTGTTTTCTTCATTTATTCCCCCAATAATAAGTTTTAAGTCAATATCTAATTCCCTTACAAGCGTCATGAACCGCCCGATCTTCAAGCCATAACTTGCAATGTTCTTTAGCAATTCCTCTCGACTGTTTTATGATGTCAAAATATGACATATTAAACTCTTTTTTGTATTTAAGAAAATGCTTGATGTAAAAAAGCATCTCTTTTTCGTACAATTTTCTGGTATTATGTTTTACCCTGTTGTCAAAAATAAGGAAGTGTATTCTCTCTCTCATTTCCAATGCACCTTGAACCCTTTCTCTGTATAATTTTCAACCGCCTGTTTCAATTCTTCCTTGCTTTTATATTCCTCTCTAAGCATGATTGCTACCTTTTTCTTTTCCACAGCGTATATTCCGCAGGTAACAGCTTTGCTCGCCGTATCAAGAACTGCTTTATACTGTTTGCTGTTCATCTCGTATGTGCTGTTATTGATATTGACAATCATGCTTCATACACTCCTTCTCTTCCTTATGAGTTTGCATCAACATTTTTTAGATATTCAATGAAACTCATTTCAGCCCCCTCGCATGTTAAACCTTCAATAGGATTTTTGTGATAGTTTTCACGAAAATACCTCAATGCCTGTTCTTTTTCTTTTTCTGAATAAGAGTCCCATTTTGATATCCCAGATTTGTTTTTGAAAAATTCACATTCATGTTCACTGTCAGCAAATCCAGCACCAGGAATCCATTTTCCCGGATGGTTGCACATTTCAGCCATCCCTACAACTTCGTTTCTATCAAATCCAAGGTAAGCACAATCATAACACGTCATTCTTCCGCCAACTTTCTGCCGCACATCGGACAAAATACAATATCAAAGTAGCCTGCTGCCTTACATCCTTTATAAATTATGATACCTGGCACTTTATCGCCGGTATTCTTCATAATCTGCGCATCTGTTAAATCCGTTTCATTGGCGCACTTTTTGATAGGAATATCAGTACCGAATATTCTGTTATCACTATAGTTCTTACAAAAATCACACATTTTCAACACCTATCCCTGCATCTGTGATAAATAACTTTTCCTCTTACATTCGCTTCATATGCTCTTCCAAGTGACCGAACAAACAGATATTTCTTTTTCTCACAATCCATATAATCCAAGGAATTCATATATGGCTCCAATTCGTTTGAAAGCTGTTCCACAAAATCCTTGATATGCTTGAATGCCTTAATTGCCTGTTCTTGTATAAACAAAACTATTGCTTTCCATGTATCAATTACTTTTACGGCATACTCAAGAATCATTTCTCCTAATTTTCGATACCATAATTTGAACTCGACAACCATATATCCTTGCAATTCAATAACTTTTTTCTGATCTTCTGACACATTAAGATCCATACTCACACCTCAACACCATCGCATTTTACATAAGAACCAAGACCTTTAATGTAATGGCTTCTCGTATCTTCAATATTTCTGCAATCTATGACTTTCCCCTCGTCAATACACTCTTGCAAGTATTTGCATTTATCGCATTTCGTATCTTTCTCAATGCGCGGTGTAGGATCTGCTTTTTGCTTTTTCTTGAATATTTTTTTAATAATTTTCCATAATCTCATTTCCGCACCTCAATCAAAACGTCAATCAGTTCTTCCAGTTCTTTTTCTGTCTTTTCTTTTGGAGTTTTTCTAAATCTTGTGGAAACATATTCCAAAATGGCTTTTATCTTCAAACATTCTCCTGGACAAGGAATATAATCATTTGGTCTCGCAGTTTCTTTGCAGATATACTCTGCATTTTCCATGCCAAGACAGGATAAACGACCGGAATATATGGGTAATGCACTGCATTTGAATAATTCAGCCTTAATCACTAAATGTTCTTTGTCGTATTCAAAATTCTTATCATGTGCCTTTAATTTTTCTTTGATTTCATCAAGAAACTCAACGCATTGCTTTGTTGAATAGCCAACATAAACAAATTCAAAATACATACTCACACCCCATTTTGCGTAAAAAATACCAACCATCGAATAGCGGCACAAGGAATCGAACCTTGTCATACCAAACCATGCCAACCGCTTTCAAATCTGCAATTTCTATTCACGGAAGGGTTTTATGTTACCAATGATACCGCTTACCATCCATACATCTTCCATCGACCTGAACTATTGCAGTAGTGCCAGACTAAGTGAAGATAAGGAATTGATGTGGCGTGGATTTGCACCACGCAGGAGTGTACAATAGAGCATGGAAGAATGAAAAGATTGCTCTTTCCTCTGCACAAATGATAGGCAGCTGAAAGCAAATACCAAATATTGGACTATAAAACATTCTGTTACCTCCACATCAGAAACATGTTCAGCAACAGCAACATCACAAGTACCCATAATGCAGTTGCTGTTTCTTTGTCTTTGGATTCTCTGCCAGATACAAATAGTATCAGCATAAAAATAACATCCAGCGTCGATATAATCGTTTTAATAATTACCATGGTTGTTTTCCTCTCACAAGTTTCTTTAGCAGGATTCGAACCTGCGAATACTGGAATCAAAATCCAGTGCCTTACCGCTTGGCGATAGCGCTATATTAACACTACTTTTCCGGCATGTAATAGACCATGTTATCAAATACAGTTATTCCCATACAAGGATCATTCATCTCAACGCATCTGATCGATATGTTTTTAGATACTGCAAACATTTCGGCCACCTGTTGTTTATCCATGTTTGTGCTAATAACTTGAAAAGCCGAAAATGCCTTGTGCATATCAGAGAATACTTCTTTTTCTCTACCTAAATTTGCATACGTCCCAATGGTAAACGTTTTTCCATCAACCATAGCAGTTATCATTCCATGATTTGCTGTGAATACCGCTCGGTCAAAATCAAGCGAAACGTCTTTGCTTTGTGATACTACTCTCATACTTTTCCATCCAATCTCTTTTTGTTTTTGAGGATATTTAAAGGACTTAGTAGTGCTGATTTTCTCAACCTATCAAACCCCCTCCCCCTCCATGCAGAATCATGCTTTGAACATTGATAAATTGTTTGAATTGTTCGTTCAATTCCATTCGTATTTTACAACTATTCGCAAAACCCTTGTTTTGCGTAATGTATCAACGATTTAATGCGCCTTAAGACCATTAAACACTGGGCTTTAAATTGTTTGAATTGTCTATCACGATTTCACCATTATCCGGGCTTGAATTGTCAAAGTTGTCCGGCAATCTCGCACAATTCCCGCTTCCCAGTTTGGGGAGCTCCGAAGCTGTCAACGCTCTTACTCTGGATCCCTGATCTCTAACGCCCGGCATATTGAAGCCGCAGTACTTATTCAGTGACGGCATGTAATTCATGGGGTTTCCTTTGCCGGAAACCTGTAAACCTACCAAACTTTCCTCACGCATTTCGTCAAGTTTTTTGCAAATGTCGGAACCTGAAGAGCCTAGCTGCACGCCATTAACCCATCCGTTTAACGTGTCTCTGTGTATTCCGGTAAAGAATGTAAACCCAACAATATTCACTACTTTCTCGTAGTCATTACACAGGTCTATATATATATCTAATACCTCGTTAACCTTATCTGTATCATAGGCATTATTTATATTATTATCATCCTTTAAGTACTTTGGATTAACTTTAAACACATGTTCATAAATATATTTACAGCAGTTATACCATCTATTCTGCGATACTTTACACATGTCCTCAATGCTTCTCTCTTCCATCCAGAGATTTATATACATGTCAATGTCATCTTTAAAAACATCAACTGTATTATTTACTTCCTGCATTTCAACTGCTGACATGTTATATATCTCCTCTCTCCAGTACTGGAATACTTAAAATAAAAAATGCAACTGATACAATCAGATCATGATGATCTCGACTGTACCGGCTGCATGAAGTCCGTTTCTTTCGGGACCTCGACTGATCAGCTCCGCCCGTTGCCCGAATGCTTTTTAATTTAATAAAACAATATCATTCTATCATTTTCTTGTCAAGGTATATTTTAAAATTAAATTTTAAGCCTGTATATTATATATATTATTTATATAAATATACTGCCTTATTTATAATATATATTTTAAATATTACAAGAGAGAATATACTCTTTCTCTAACTCTAGTGTCTATATCTACGTTGCAAAAATGTTGCAATTTGTTGCAGAGGTGTTGCATTGCAACAAAACTGGTACAATTCTATCATTTTGTCCTGTCCGTAATAAAATCATCTCTCTTGAAATTTCGTGAAATACTAACAAAAATTTTCTATGTTTTGCACAAATAAAGACGGCTGTATTTCAAGCCGTCAAAATTTTTTAACCAACGCCACCAGATATTCCTTTTTCAAGAAAAACCTGTTTATTTTATCCGGTGCATCGTGATTTTCTTTTATGAAATTTTCAGCGGCTTTTCTTACCGCTGCCGCATCCGCCTTATTAATATAAAGTCCTAAATTATGATTTTTACCGGAAAATTTAATCTGTGCACACCATTTGTCACTCTTTTTATAATAATAAACGCCCTTTATACCGGATGAATTGTTTTTATTATCCGGTGCGTTGTATGAATTTAAGCAACTACCTTTTTCGTGTACAAGTTTATCCCTTGCGATGCTGATCGACTCCGCGGCGCGTTCACGCTGGAGACAACCGCATGACTGCACATAACCGCCAGTTAAACGTGACGTGATATAAAAACATTCATTGCCACATGAACAGGCGCACCGCCATAGTGTCCGCCCGTTCTTATCCTTACCGGCTTTTTCAACGACCTTAAGACGCCCGGTTTCAAACCCTTTCAAATCAACCTTTTTCATTTTTTTATCTCTCATTTTCAAGACGTGCCGCAATGTATTCCAGCACTTCTTTCTTTATCTCCGCCCACTCTTTACCGTCGATATAAATATACTTATCGCAGCTCTCCCCGGAACCCGTCGGGGAATGATCTGAAATTCTCAGATCGAAGCTGTCAAGATAATCGCCGTTGTTGTCCTGTAATTCGACATTGATATAATTGCTCATACCGAAGCATCTGGATGCTTCATGATAACATGAGACGTTTTTAAATTTCTTTTCAATCTGTCCCGGCAATGCCTCACATCTTTTTTCAAGGTATGATCTGCATGTTTGGTATCTGTTTTTTAAAATATCAGCGTCAAATTTCATTTTCATTTCCTCCGTTTTGGTGTTTTCCTTTGATCTGATATTATAATACACCATTAATATAATTTTGTCAACACTAATTTTAGTGCTAGAAGAATTTTATTTTTTCTTCATCAGTTGGGATAATTTCCAGCACGTCTGACGGTTGACATCGCAAAATTATACATATTGTATTAAGTGTGTCCGTCGTGATTCCTTTTCCATTCCGTAAATTCTGCATAGTCGCTTGGCTTAAGATCTTTTCCTTTCTAAGCCGCGCGCCATTATATCCGTGCGCTGAAAGTTCTTTTAAAACATCAATTTTATAAGAGAACATTTTTTAAAACCTCCTGTTTATATTATGCTTTCATTATATATAAACGTGTTTTAAAAATCAATATAAAATTTTTCAAAATAACACTGAAATTAGTGTTGACACACACTGAAATTAGTGCTATTATAATCTCAACAGGAAAACAAAGAACGGAGGTAAGCAAGATGACTGATAAAAAAATAAATGATTTTACAAAAGGAATTGAAGAGATCGCAAAACTTCATCCAGCAGATCAGGAAAAGGTTTTTAAAATGGTTGCCGATCGAAACGGCGCCGCCGCTGCTGGATACGTTGAAAAGAAAGTAAATGATTATGAAACAGCAAAAGAAATGTTTAAAAAATTCTTTAAATAACGGGAGGCATGAACATGAGAGGAACAGGATTATTTATTAATTGGGAAAACGGCAGTAAAAACAGCAACGCAATTAGTGAGTTTAAAAAGAGAAATATCGCATTTGAATACAATCACTTTGGAACACTTACAGCCGACTTTTACGGCATCGGGATTTTTGAAAAGGTCGATTTTGAACATATCCAAGGCGAAGTGTTTGAAATCTGCATAGCATAGTCGAAACCGCCCGCGCGGCGGTCTGTAGGAACTGCCCCACCTGCACTGATGAGACAGGGCGAACATGGAAAGGATGGTTGATTTATAAATGACACAATTAGAAAATTTGAAAAAACAGATCAAGGAATTAGAAAAATCATGTGATGAAGCGCGTGATAGAATTAAAAACGAGAACCTGCCGTTTTTAAACATTTATGAAAACAGAGCTGCATTTTTTATCAACAAAATAGAAATCCGAAATGTGACAGATCAGGGGATCCGGGTTTACATTGTTTTTGAAGATGAAAAAGAGCTTGCAATCGCGATTAGTGATTATGCAGAGAATATAGCGTTTTAAGCTGGGATCATCCCGGCTTTATCCAGTCTCATGACCCATTCCAGTGCTTTTATACAAATGCGCCTTGACAATTTATGCGATCCGATCATATAATTACGCTTAAACGAACGCATATAAGGTCATTTAAGGCTTTTTATGAATGGATATAGTCATTTATACGTTCATGATATAAAATGTCTCTAAGACGATTTTATAGCGTTGTGTCTCATGTGTAAAGTTACGCGTTTTGCTGCGCTGGCGTCGATCAACGCCGCAGATGATCGTTCACGGCGTGATCTTCCATGATGCACCATGGAAACCGCCGGGACATCACCGGGAAACCGCCGGGTATGAAAATTCTGATTTTCGATCTCAAAATCGAGTCATTTTCCAAGAAGAAAAAAATTCAAAAACTGAAAAACGAGATTTTCGGACGAAAATAGCAATATGCACCATAAAATGTTATGCGTCATTTCACAACTTGTGAAATATGACTAATTCGTTCTCTTCTCTTTCTCTGGCTCTCGGTCTGTTTCTGTTTTTTCTGCGATTTCGTTGTTCTTGTTCCCATAAAATTCCTCATTCACTTTCTGGTTTCGCGATTTGTAATTTACAATCTTTACATCGGTGCTTAATTCATCCGGTATCTTCCCGACGATCAACACTGTATGCGGTTGCAACCTGTCGACCATTACTTTGAATCCCTCGCAAAACTCAATCCGAGCTGCCTTTGCCCGCACTCTTCCATTTGTGCATACAGCGATCACACCACCCTTACTGTACCCGGCAAAACAAAGATCATAATTGTCTTTGTCCGGGATACCTACGGACGGTATAACACGGATCCCGTTCAGAAACATGTAATGTGCAAGTGCATGATTCCGGTACACGTTATATAGATTCAAAGCAAACGGCATACCACAATCGCCTGTAACAATACTAAAATCCGGCATACAGACCGAATGGAAACACTTCAAGTGTTCCATGTATTTATCCGGGTTATTCCACAGTCTTTGAAACTTTGAATCGTCAATATAAAAATTCACATTTAATTTTCTATGCCCTTTTATCTTTTGTGAAAAGCTCTCTCCAAAATCTATGGATTCCTCCGGCAAATAATCCAAGCTGCATGCCGGGACAATCGGGATCTGATATTTTTCATCAAGCTCCGCTCCATAGATCATATATTCTTTCATAACATCAAAAGATGTATGACATCCATTGTACAATACTATCACCCCAAAAACATTTTACCATTTTTCTTCTTGACAAACAACTTCTTTTGTGAAAAGCAAAGAACGTGCGGCGTAATCACTTCTGCTTAGTTCATTTATCAGCTTTTCCCTTGTCATTTCCGGGTTTGTTCTGTGAATATACCGCAGCAATTCATCTATTTTGTCCACTATGCTACCCTCCAATCAATGTTTGACATCAGATCATCCAAAAGATAGATCAAATCAGTACCGTACAGGCTGATCCAGTCCGCAAGATACTCTTCCTGCTCAATCGGCATATGAATGTTATAGGAAAAGCAAAAACAATGACAAAGTTCATGAGCCAGTATTTTGCGCAAATAGCCATTTTCTGGTTTATCCGAAACATATATTATCCTATCATTCCAATCAGTCACAGCAAGGCTAATAGAGCCATCAGAGCGCATTAATTTATGACTTGCGCCGTGAACAAATTCTATTTTCCATTCAATACCATTTATAAAAAACATTTTCCCTCCAAACAAACAGGGGCATTTCTGCCCCTGCCATTACATTTTGGAAACAAGCGTTGACAGCTTGCTCTTTGTCATCGTGCGCTCTTCCGGTGTCATGTCAGAGATAAGCTCCGCCATATCCTCCGAAAGCTCTTTCATGTATTTTTCAAGGTCATGCATCTTTGCGTCCTTGTCCTCTGGCGTATTGCCCTTGTGAAGCTCTTTGCTTTCCATGTAGCTTCTACGGCTCATACCGCTTTTGCCCTCTCTGCGATCACGCATTCCACCATCTGCCGCCATTGTAGGCTCTGTGTAATACATTCGCCCATGTGGTCGGTCAATGTCGCGGTCATATTCCATATCGTGATACATTTCCGGTGTCATGTGCCAGTAAGGCGGCTCGTCATATCCTCTCCGCGTTCCTCTTCCCTTTGGCGCAAATCTGCCGTCTGCATACCGGTAACGGTCATAATACCGTCTGCCGTCTCCGTAACGCTCAAACATATCAAGAACCTGCTCTGGGTCTGATTCGTCCATTGATTTTGTAAGCGTCCGGTAATACATGGCTTCCGCAAGGTCTTTAAGCATGTCCGTGACTTTTCCCATCTCTTCTGTATCTACACATTCGATACCTTTTGCAAACTCACACTCTGCGCTTTCAGACAGTTTTTCGATCATTTCGTGCATTCTCATAATATCCATAAAACCGCCCCCCTATGCTTCCCGGACCGCAATTAAATTGCTGTTCTGAACTTCGATTGCCTGCGTAGACGTATTCTGTACCGCTACCGTAACACAGCAACCGCGAGGAACGTCCACATATGCCTGCGCCGAAACGTTAAAGAAGTTTTCAACTGCCGCCGGTGTAACAATCATTCGAGTTGACTGCAACGGTTCTCCGTCAATTGCAATAGCCAGTGAAATAGCTTCAACTGTGCCACCTGTAGGAATTTGAATGTTTCCGGAATAAGATACCAAAAATCTTGCCCGGCACTGATTTGTAAGTCCTCTCAATTTGACAATGCCGCTTCCCTGTCTATGAAGAATGCATTTTGTTGCGCATACAGGAGTTTCTGTAAATGCAACATCTTCTCCCTGCGCGACAGTTTGAATTGCAATCCCTGTAAATTCTGCCATAATTATTTACCTCTCTTTCAAAAAAATAAGGGCAAACATTATAGTCTGCCCTTTGTGTTTATAAGCAATACTGCACAGCAGACATAATCGAGTTAAACTCAATTAAGATACTCAATTATTTAGTTGTTAGCAATTACATCCTGTGTTGCATCCGCAGCCATACGCATAAGCGTTAGGATTTGGAACAACATATGCAGGGATTGCAGCCGGATTTACAGCGTTGATGATCTGCTGTGTCTGCGCTGACATTGCAGTAGTGAGCAATGCAGACTGGCGATCCTGTGATGCGGCTCTTCTTAAGTCATTATTTTCTGCCTGTAAGGAAGAAATCTTTTCCTGACACAGGTAATCAAGGATTGCCCTTGTTCCTGCCTGCTGGCTGTCGATAATGTCTCTTGTGTTGCTGTTCATGGTGTTCTGCAGTGCACAGGTGTTCTGTGACATATTGTAGTTTACACCCTGGATAGCTTCTCTGGTTTCACAGCAGCAATTAGCCAGCTGGGACTGCAAAGCATTTTGCGCCTGCATAAGTGTCACGTTTGTGGTATTAAATCCCTGCTGTGTCTGGTAGCCAAGGTTGCAGATTGCATTGTCTACACCATGGAAACCGTTCATAACGGCGGTATTCTGTGCGTAAAATCCATCACAGAGACCATTTGTGATACCATCTAACTTTCCGATGATAGCCTGCGTGTCAAACCCACGCTGAATTGCAGAGTCGGTGTATGCAGATGCTGTCGCTCCCATACCTCCGTTTCCTCCCCAGCCATTGCCGCCAAAGCCGCCCCAGCCAAAGATCATAGCGAAGATAATGATAGCCCACCAGCCATCGCCGCCCCACATACCATCATTGTTTCTTCCGTTTCCTGTCACTGCTGCAATATCAGCAAGACTAGGCATTGCATTTCCATTAAACATTTTGTTTACCTCCATCTGATCTATTTACAAATGGGATAACCGGTTATTTTGCGCGCACCCCAAAATGTACTAATGATTAAACATGCTCATAACTTTCTGTTTTGCTTCATCTACCGTAATTCCTCTTTCTTTACAGAGATTCTCTGCCATTGTCTTAAGTCCACCTGTATCTCCGCTTTGATACATTTGCATGGCATTTTTTGCCATAGGATTGTTTTGAACCTGCGGAGAATTCATCATCTGATTTAACAATAATTGTGCCGGATTCATTCTGGATCACTCTCCTTTTTTACCTGTGAAGTTTTTCTTTGACTGCTTGGAATTTTATCTAATCGGTTTTCTATCTGTTCAATCTTCCCAAAAAGTTCATCAAACTTCTGCATAAATGCACCTGTGCACTCGTCTGATAGGTCAAATTTCAATTTTTCAGTATCATGCGATAAATTGCTAACAGTATCATGCGAAACTGGCTTAAAAACGATTGTGCGAATTGTGCCATCTGCGTTCCAACTTTTAGCGTATATTTCTGTCATATCCTGTTTTGGGAAAAATGCAACGCTGCCATCCATTGGCACATCATTGGCAGTGATGTTTTCTACCGCCGGAACTACTTTTCCATTTATGCCAAAAGTTTGAACCGGGATCTGCTGCTGAATTTGCTGCGGTGCCTGCATATAATTTTGTGTATTATCAATGCGTGGCTGATTCATATACGGATTGTATGCGTACTGCTGCCCGTATTGCTGCATCTGCTGATTATAAATCGGATTCTGGTATGCTCCGCTCATATTCATCCTGTTTGACCTCCTCTAAAACATCTTCTATTGCGTGTATGATAGACGACTGCGTTGACAAGTCCAAGGACTGTAACTCTTTTCTGGCAAAAATTTTTTCAAGAACTTCATCTGAAAACACCACCATCCCTCCCTTTGATTATATTTTTGCATAAAAAAAGGCGGCAAAACCGTCACGATTCCGACAGTTTGCCGTCAAAAAATACAACAAAAAAGAACGCATTAAGCGTCCATACATCCGTTCGTGTTACCTTTAGTGTTACCTTTGATTTTGACCTTTAGAAAAGACACCATTCAAAAACTCCTTTCTTTCAGTAAAATCAAGGCTTCACAAGGTTTTCTTAAACAAAAATAAAGTAGCGGAAGGGAGATTCGAACTC